GGACGCACCGGCAGAGTAGCACCAACGATCTGAAAAGCAATAGTGCCAGTACCATTATGTGCTATGGTCCAATTGTACTCACTCGAACCAGTTGCCACCGTAGTGTCCCCCTTGATAATTGCTGTGCCAACCGCACCCGCCGCGATATTCACAATCGAAGAGCCTCCTGCCGAATTAATCGAAACATCCACAGGCGACGCCCCCATGTTCTGCAATTGCAACGAACCATTTGCAGTGACACCATTGGCGAAATACCATGGAGAAGTGTACCCTGTCTGAGATGCTGTGACTGGCAATGATGCAACTTGCCTACCTGACGCACCCGAAGAAAAAGTCACCGCCTGATTTGTTTGGACAACCATCGAAGTAGCAGAATTGGTCGATGTAAAAGTTTGGATGGAAACCGGTGCAGGTGGAGGGGTAATTGTAAACCCACTCAAATTTTCCAATGGAACATTCAACTCAAAATCGTCTCCCGCTGACACATACACATTAATAGAACATGGTGCAGAAATTGTATCATCAGGAATAACCAACTGATTCATCACGACAACCTTCAAGACACCATTTGCATCGATCAACTGTGGAGGCGAATAATCTAGCCCATCTGCCTTCGTATAAAAGGATTTTGGAAAAGTTCGCAACTCGCCAGTCTGACAAAACATCTGGCCTTGCACATAACGAACGTCGATAACAAAATCACGCTCGTCTGTGATATCCACAATGGATTGCAAATTGGTCTGCCAAACTGTTGATCCGATAGTGTTGACGTAGACTGGATCATGCACAATCCTCAATCTCCCTCGATGCCATTTTGAGCACACAACTTGAAAGCGAAATCGAATGGTACCAGTCCAAAATTGGAACATCCTGGCCATATAAGCCATTGGACTCAAATGGAACTCACTCAGTGAATCATTCTTCATGTACTGATACGGATGCACAATATGGGAAGCCAAAATATCACCAACGGCGTCAGTTATGTCCCACTTGTAGGTGCCAATGAATGTTTCCTTCTTTGTTATGTATCCCAACGACATCTCATCCTCAACCAACGAGGCGACCTGCGGATCAATAGTCACCTCGTTATTTTCATCTAGCCCTAAAGTATAAGCTGTGCTGGGAACATTGTAATTAGCCATATTCCCAAGAGGACGATTTTCCATTCTGTGGACCATTTCCTTACTTCTCGGATGTGACAAACCCATCGCACGAAGAATACCAGCCGCGGAACTAGCAGCGGCTTGAGTCGCTGTTGCATAACCCCCAAAAACTGGGGTCAATGAACCAGCAATATTAGCTATCTTCGTGGCGGTGCTACTCAACTTGTCATCAGGACTTTCATCGGCCTGAATAGACATAGATGGTTGAGATCCAACAGCCTGACTAGTGCTGGTGTGCAGCCGAATGTTGATCATACGGGCTCGAATGTACACAGTAACCGTCTGGTTCGCGCCAGATACGTGAGAAAGCGGATTTAACTGCCTCACGGACAAATACCCAAAATCGGCTGGATCATCCTTGACCAAATTGAAATAATTCGTTGGCCAGTAGAAGGGAATTGTCATTTTCCCTCCTGAGGATGTGCTAGCGTCAATAAATAATCGTTGACGTTGACTAGCCTCTACATTGTCCTCATAGATAAGGGCCCGATCTTTTAGGATTCCATCATACTTAGGAAATGGAACCCAATTGACCATCAGCATTCCATACAAAAACGGATTTGCTGACACCTCGAAGTCAATTTCGAGTTCAAACAAAATGTTCTCGAAATTTTGCAACTTGTTGGCTATGGGCACTGATTGCAGTATCAGTGCAAGGGGATAAAGTGCTGCATAAGGATTAACACCCATACCCCAGGCGAACGTACTCACCAAAACTGGACGTTCTAAATACGAGATAAGCCCATCTGCTTCCCCGCTGTAAATTTCACGACTTGCATCTCTCATAGTCCCTCGTGATGAGGACCATGACAAAGCGCTTGGATTATCATGCATGATGTTAGCGCTGCCCATCATGCCATTGGTTGTGTTTGATTGTTGTGCAAGTATTTTGACGATGTATCTGGAAAGCACACTCAAACTCCCAGTCGTTGTGGTGAATTTATAACCTTGGATGCCTGGCCTTGTTCCGTCACCACGGATTAGGTCGGTAATCTTTCCATAGGAGTCTTCAATGTGGGACTGCACTTCGCCGTTAGCGCAGTTCACCACAAGAAAATGGTATTTTTGACGTATTATCTTAACTCTTTTTGGGGGGGGTTCGTCATCCTCCTCCAGAGCTTGCGTGACTAGGTTGGGGTAAAATGCTGGTTTTGATTTCTCCGCTAGCATCTCCCCTACTTCTTCCCATGTCTGGGATGGAGTTAACCAACTCGATAGCCCGGCTTCAGCCATCGAATCACGCACGGCATTGTATAAACAATAGAACTTCTCCTCGCCGTGAAAGAAAAGCTCAGCCTCGTTCTGCTCAACTACTAACGCTATCAATTCAGATGCAGTATACGGACATTTATCTCCAAAATTATGGATCATGTACGATTTCTGTAAAGACTTGACAGCAAGCGGTGCCACCCACCGCTTTAAATAGGAGCATTCCCTGAAGCCTCTCGAGACAAAAGAGGCTTCCAATATATGAGTGAAATCTGACTCAAACACTGGGTTCTTTTTCCCATCTGTGTACCCAACGCGCACAGACGCCATCGCCCTCTGAACAACATGCTGATTGAACCAAAAGCAATCTGGCGAAACACCCGCCAAATGATCATCCCCAGCGGTGACCAAATTGACGAAATCGTCAAATGCCTTCTCAAATGTCAACGACATTGGCACGCCTTGTTCATGCATACCCCAGTAAAACGCATATCGCATGAAAAGGCTGTTAGCAAAACAATTGATGATGAATGTCCCTGGGTGGCCAGATGGATTAGATCCCCCCGCGATAAATAGCACTCCTCGTGCTTCATACACGGGATATGCAACTTCCGTAGCAATACCTCTCATGATCTGCAGTTGATCTTCGGAATAACCAGCCAATTTCGCAATAGCAATCAATACGTCGAAAGCATGCAATATTATGGCTGCGCCCATCGTCTTATCATAAGTCTGGTAATCACCCTCAATCAACCTGTCGTGGTAACGCATGAATTTCACCATCTGGTCCCAATCAGCACTATGACAATTTATCCCCAAGGCGGTCTCAAAGTGAAACGGTTGCATCTGTATCAAACGGAAAATACTCAAAAAATACTTCCGAAAGACAAAGGTAAAAACCATATTACTAGCTCCAAATAACCGAGCATGGTCTTTTGCAATTTTCACTGGTTCGATCTTGACCGAAAGCGTGAATGTTGTGTACACACGCTCACCTTTCAACAACTGACTTTCCATCGCAGCGGCCAACGCCAAATGCCTCTCATCCATAGTCATGGGCACTGTTACTGGGGCATCTGCGTCGCCGGGCACAAAGAATCTCCCTTTTTTCCCACGTTCCGGAAAACCTGCTGAAGTGTTAGGATTCATCTTATCCACGCCCACCATAGAATCAATTCCGGAAACAATTGCCGTGTCAGGTAATGGTCGCACCATTTCGTCAAGATTTGGAATCGACGACACATGATCAAGAATCTTCTTTTTAAAATCACCAGCAGCCTTGTCTAGAATGGACGCAACAAAATCGTTCCGAGGGTAAGCAAGCTCCTTCATGGCACAATTGTAATGTATGGTTCCGTTCGGATGTGGTACTGGTTTATGCACCACGGGCCAGTCGAGCTTTTCGCGCAAAATGGGAGCAATCAGAGATTCACGAATGTCTTGGGAATACTTTCCTGAATGGCCAGTGTGTGTTCCCACTAGATCAATAATCGGCACCTCATCATCTACCTTTGGAATGAAATTCAAAAAATGTCTTTCGCCCAACTTGTGTTCCCATGTCTGAGCTTGAACTTCCAAAGGGAAATCAGTGGCAACGGCAATCGGCATCAATATTTCATCCATGCGCGCAATAGCTTCTGTCAACACATCCACAGTGACCACGCACGAACCGCCAACATTTTGATCATCGACTCCACAAATGTGCAAACTGTGGATAAACGGCATACGTTCGGTGCCACCCATCCACACTGCACCACACAAGCCCCTGTATGTCATCACGGGGTACTTCGGAATCATCGACACCTTCATGGTCTTATAATGTGACCCATTGGCGTTGACCCCGTGATCTCTACTAGTAGGCATACGTCGCTTGTCAGAAAAACACAATTCACCATTGGCCCAATGCACGAGTTGTGCATGCACATCAGCAGCTTCCGCAGTAGGAAAATACGGTTTCAAATCGGCCATTGGTACAGTCCCGAAAATGCGCACGAGGGAAAAATCTACCCCTTCCACTTCAACAATATGCCTAGAAGAGAAAGTACCCTTCACATGTGGTGCCGCTTCATCTTTTGCACCAATCAACGCTTCAAACTGGTAATCGGTGACACTCTCATGAAAAATGTGCGACGGTAAAAGCCAATCTGAACCACCAACAGCAAGTGCATGCGTTTTAGTCACTTTAGGTTTTCCATCAACAACAAATTTCACATTACACATGCGCAAACTCGTTGCCAACTTCCGACGCAAAACATCTGGAACCGTACTCCGTGCCTGGCCGCCAATATGTGCCTTACCAGGTGCCACTTTCTGCCAGACACCAGCATGTTCATCCTTCATCAATGGCGGATAATCAACCTCTGACGCATTGACCTGCAACTCATGAAGACGCTCCTTCGGAATATGGTAAAAGTGTTC